TGTGTGGTCTTTTAGCGTGTCACTTAACGCCGATAGGCCACTCCACCGAAAAATAAATGGTGGTAGTTAGCCTTCGTGTGATCTTTTCGCGTGTCACTTAACGCTGCTTCTAGTCTAACGACTAGGGAGGAAACTCAAGTCTCCCGCTGAGTTCGGGAGCCGGTTGGGCCACAACCTGACTGAGTTTGATGCCTGATTCCTTCAAAGCACGAAAGAAATCTGTTGAGCTATTGTCAATCTCTCCATTGCTAACCGCAACTTTGAGACTAACGTCCTCATAAGCATCAAGTAAACGACCCACGTAGAATTCACTGTCTTCAGTAAAAACTCTTTCAAGTTCTAACTGAAGTGACCGGGGAATGGGTGGAAACCCTTCTGCGCCTTCTGCTACCTTATCTCTCATAGACTCATCGACCTGTATATCGTCAGGGAACTTCGACTCGTTGATGATGAAACCTTTCCAGGTGTCAACATACCGCGTGTAGTTCTTAAACCTTTTGACATGCCTAGTCTCTTTATTAATTCGATTGATGATAGCGGTCAACACCGGGTGTCCTGGGGACATGTGGTAAAGGGACAATGCGGACATACGCAACAAATATAGTTGCTTACCCCGACTTAAATGTGCAGCTCTTTTAACCCACAACAAACCTAGACTACGACCAACGCACAAATAACGCTTGCCGTGCCTCCACAACGATCTTAGGAAATCAACATCTCCAGACTTGGAGCCTACCAACTCACTACTGAATTTGATTCCCAACTTCTCAAGGATGACACCACACATGGCACCGGGCCGGACAAGCCCATCATCACCCTCGAGAATGGCTACAAGGGGAATCTTCTTTACGATGGAACAAAATAAAGCCAAAGACAAATTGGACACGCCGTTAAAGGCGGAAGTCCAAAAATCTCCACTATCTCTTGTACAACACCTCAAAGTTCCCCATTTGGTTTTCAAGTCACGATAACCAGTCGTGTGTTTAACGTACGCTTCGTACTGCTCTGGCACACCAGCTCTATCACACAGGATCTCCATAACGTATCCTTCTATGACGCGAAGCCTCTCACTAAGAGAGGACTCAAACGCACTGGCATCAGTAACCATAGCACCGGAACAAGTAATTTCTTCAATGACCTTACACATCTCCTCCGATGTCATACCCTTGACTTGAAATTCCTTCATCCCAGAATTATACAACTGGTGTAGAAGCTTCATTGATTGCGCATTCTCCATCATCATTAAAGGGGACATTTGCATTATCCCCCTAGCACGCGACTGAATCCTGCTAGAACCATCACTTCCACTAACTCTTGAAACCTTGAAGTTAGACTCGAACTTGACAAAGAAAGAATGTTCGGTATATTTCCTCAACCCTTTTGGCTTCATTGAACCATTCAGGTATTGCTCATACTCAACACACCTTTTCTCTATCCATTCGGCAGACCTCTTTCCTTTGTAACCCTCCCTAAAAGCAGCCATATTGCGCTGCTCTACAGTCCCCACGCGTGATGCTGTCTCGATAACTGAATTATCAATCAACACCTTAAACCACGCGCAAGAGACCTCTACGCACTTGTCCATTAGGGCTATATCAATACCATTCAAGTCTTTTGTCATCGCTCGCCCCATAAAGGCTGCCAATGTAGTTCTCGAATCGGTAGCTGCAACAGCCCCCATGGTCACTATACCTGACGAAGTAACAAGCGGTCCAATGGGACACACACCTGCTCTTCTCTCAACATTACGACTGTCTTTCCACTGCGAACCTTTGATGTGGTTTCGACGTTTGCCGAACACATCATTGGTCTTACCAGCTCCCGCAAACTGGTTCGCAGCGATCACGTTCACGTCTGGCATTGCAGCCTGATCGCCAAAACCTGTATACTGAACGAGACCTCTCAAACTGGGTTGTTGTCTAGGACAAGTGCGAACACTTTTTGAATAGTCCTGCAAGACACTGATGGTGCTTAAGGCAAACAACGGGTTGTCTGCCATACGGTTAACGGTTCTAATGGTGCCATAGGATTTGAGGTCAGCGTCTGGATCTCTGAGACAAGCACTGTTAGTCATATCAGTACTAATAACTTTGAAACGTTCGATTTCCACCACCCTACGTCCACCATAGAGGCCAGTCCAAAACTGGCACTTCGATAACCCACCACCAAGCCGGCCAACCCCAAGCTCTAAAACGATCTGGCGGGTGGTCACTGCTTCACAGTAACCCTCCTGTGCTTTCAACTGGTCACGCTGTTCTATGACATTCCGTGTGTCCAAATCACTGGTAGCCAGTGAAGTGGGGGTGAAGGTAACGGATCTTCTGTCAACGAGCCTTGGTCCTAAAGCATAAGTGACCGCGGCAGTAGCGAGGGAAACTACTATACCATCTAGTGAAGCTTTGCTCGGTTTAGCGACCAAGCTAAGAGTACTAGCGAGTAATATAGCAGCGGAAAAGTTAAAGGGCGTCATGATGCGGGAAGCCCATGTGGACTCCTCCCAAGTGAAGGATAAGTGCTCTAAACTGGGCATGTTACTATGTGATGACGCCCGTTCGACAATAAGAACAAAATGTCCTACTTCTCCCGGTTCGTCATCAGCATACACGCCTTGTCTGCACTCCTCGTTCGTCTTGAACTCTAAATGTACATACCTAAAATTGGGACTCACAATATGCCTGGAAAGCAAAACACGTCCTGCTTGAGGCAGACCTGCCTCCAACATCAATCGTTCATCGCTTCCCCAAACACACAAATTAACACCACGGTACGACGCATACTCCTGAAGGTATTTAATAGTACCTACAGAATTCCACGGCGCATCCATATGTTCTGGAGAGACACGCTTAACATAATTAGCGAGTACTCGATCCAGCCGCAAAGCGGTGTCAATACAAACCAGCCCACAAAATGGTGCTCCCATTGCATCATAAATGAAAGAGTTAAGAGGGTATGCGTCTGAGTGAAAAAGAGCATTGCTATCAGCGAAGGCCGAGACCATAAAGTCCCTAGCCACCGCGTCATCCGCAACTACATCTTCTTCTATCTCATCTACCGCAACTTCCATGGGCCGAGACTGGGCGTTAGGCCCGCGTCCTGACCCACTTCTGTTGGTCCCTTTACTCCTACCCCCAGAGCCGTTTTTGGCCCTGGACGTCCGAACCCTGTCACAAGTTCTTCCGCCCGGGGCACCTCCCCTAAACGACTCTACCAATAGTGTGTCGCCAGACACACACCTTTCCTCATGGCCAGTGCATACTACTGACTCATTTTTCTCCTTCACCCGATAGTTTTTGTCTTTCGTAAGACCAACTCCTCAGTTCCCGATACGAGCACGCCTAGAACCGCCGGTCATGTAGGAAGCTCCCATCTGAGCAACCTGCATGATAGTGCCACGATGCTCATAAGCCAACTTCATTAACTCTTGCATCATTGTTGCACCAGCAGTTTTAGCACTCGTTCCAGCTCGAGCTAATCTAGCATGACCTGCGGCGTTCTGCACTCTTGACAAGCCAGTCATGTCGCATGAGGACATAGTAGCAACGCCACGCGTGGGCTTACCAACGAACTCACAATGTTGAACAAGTTCATATTCGAATTCGTTAGAAGTCACTCCAGTGACGCAGAACACCAAAGGGAAACCACCATCGTTTGATAAAGAGTCAGCAATGTACTCATTATCACTCAACGGGTAGACCGAGCGAAGAAACTCCTCCGCAGTCGACGCTTGAGCGGTATTACCGGGGTACTCCATCTCATCAGACGTGTTAGCGTAAGCAGAGATTTCGACCCACTCACGCGTCACAGGCAACCGTATCGCTTCTCGCCGGCTGGCCACATCAGCGAAGTTAGCCCCGTTCATGTTACCATGTGTAGGGTTAACAAACGCCACGCATCGACCACCTCTAGAAAGTTCCGTGCCTATGTATCTGATCCTCAGAGCACAGGCCACGATACGTCCTCTCACTGCTGAGGGAGAACCAGCTGTGCCATCAGTCAATTGCGCTGACGTATAAGGCAAAGAAGTAATAGGAGACCGACTGTGTCCAAGACTAGAACTGCTGACCTTAATGACATCACCTACATACGACTGGTCCGACGCAAAAACAGCTGCCCCACCATTCGAAAGGCACGGAGCAACCGCGATGAAACCGAAACCGCTAGAACCGACGGCGAAAACGCCATTAAG